CACTTATTTCGTCACACATTAACTAATTATGGCAATTAAACCAGGTACACCCCATCCAACTAAACGCGGATTAGTGATGGGAAATAATAAACGTTATGTAGCTAAGGGTACTTACAACAAACAGAAAGCAAACGCTTCAAAACCAGCCACTAAACCTGCTAGTCAAAAACCAAAAGTACAAACTAAATCCAGTCCATCTACTCCAAAAGTTGGAGCAACAAAACGACTTCAAGGTCGAATGGTTAGGTGGAATGGAAAACGATGGACAGCAGCAGGGACAGGTCCAAAACAACCTGCACCAACTCCCAGGAAAGCTGATGCTACACCTAAACCACCTACAGGTAATTTTAAAGCACCTAAAATTCCTACACCTAAAACTTCACCCTCTACAGCAAGTACTGCCAGCAAAGTTGTACGTGGTGCCGGAAAAGTTTTACGTGGTGCCGGAAAAGTTGCTGGTGGAGCTGGACTCGTTGCAGGAGGACTTTCTACAGCAAATGACTTACGTAAAAGTCTCCAGCGTGGTGAAGGTTATGCCGCTCTAGGTAAGTTAAGTAGAGAAGCTAATAAAGGCAATACTGGACGCTCTGGCGCACAGAGGAGAGCTGCGTTGCGTGTCCAGCCTGAGTCAACACCTTCTAAGACGACTAGTGGTCAAAGGACTAATCGACGTGGACGCGTCATAGGTTCAAACCAACCATCAGTCAAACCAGCACGCCGGGGTATGTCAAATATCCCAACCGAAGAAGGTACAGGTAAAGGCTCACCTAATGATAGGAAGCCGACAACCACATCCTCTACACCTAAGACATCTACATCTACATCAAAACCTAAAACAGATACTCGCTCAACTCTTACCAAAGAGATTGACGGTCTGACTAAGTTCATTGCTACCCATAAAGATAAAGAAGGTATGGCACGTGGTGTAGCTCAGGCTCGTAAAAGGCTTGCTGAAAAGAAAAAGAAAAAAGGTCAACGCTCTACAACCATGAGCGGCAACGTTCGTTCTAATTCAGACATCTCCTAACTACTGAAAAACTTATCCACTTAGGTAAATAACTTTATCGCGCTCCTTCGGGGGCGCTTTTTTTATATTTAATGGAACATCAAATACTCAGACAGTTTCTGGGTAGGTTTAAGAGTGTAGATACACAACCTTTTCGATCTAATATCCCTAAGGGTGATGCAATTCCAAATACTTTGGAAAATGCCTTAGCTACAAAAACCCCCTTCTATAAAGACGAAAAGGGCGGGACACAGCACCTAGCCTTCCAAAAACTTAACGACACTGAAGTTGAATTAGTACAGGAACCTTCCCCACTACAGTTTAAAACCGATTATTTTAATCAATCAATACATGATATTGATGATAGTCAACGGTCCCAGCTACAGCAAAGTATATTTGACTATGTAGTTGAAGATCGTAAACGTGGTACTAGAGGTTTTGGTTATATTCTTATCAATAACTCACTTAAAAAAGCTAAACTTAGGCAAACTACTAACGCTAAAGTTAGCTATCCTGGTCAATTTAAATTTAACAGCAAAGATGGTTCTGATGCTGCTGAACAAGTTCGCCGTATGGCAATGCAATTTCCTGCTGCCAAGGTCAAACGTTTATTAGAAAAGTTTGGTGCAGGTGAACGTTTTGAAGAACTTGAACGGCATGTAAAAAAAGGACTGTCTGCTGTTTACGCTGAAACTAGTCGCCTTAACAAAAAGAAAATAGGAGAGCAATATAGTCAAGGACATATTGGTGCCATTAAAAATGGGTATATACATACTCCTGAAAATATGGTGGTAGAAGAATTTAACAGTAATTTTTCTAGACAACATAAAGATGACTTGCCTGAAGAGATCTTAAATATGTTTGGTGCTTTTAAGGACTGGGAGCAGTATGTTCTTTACTTTCTTTCGGAAGAGCTTCAAATTACAAAAATCCTAACATTTGATGATAAACAAAAGATCCTTGGGATGGGTAAATATAAAAACGATCCTCAGGACTTTGAAAAAGTATTTAGGCAACGAGAAGAGATTATTGAAAAGTCTGTATAAGCCCCTAGAAGCCCGTTGAAATACCACTCCTATACAAATACATATGACAGACGTTTTAACGGCCTTACAGGACGATTTCAAGCTGTTTCTGCAAGCTTTGTGGGGACAGCTCGATCTACCTGAGCCTACTAAAGCTCAATACGCTATCGCTGACTATCTACAACACGGTCCTAAACGTTTACAGATCCAAGCCTTCCGAGGAATTGGTAAATCTTGGATCACCGGTGCCTTCGTGTTGTGGACTCTATTTAAAAATCCAGAAAAGAAGATCATGATTATCTCCGCTTCTAAAGAGCGTGCAGACAACATGTCCATCTTCCTTCAAAAATTAATCATTGAAACACCTTGGCTCAATTACTTACAGCCCAAATCAGACGACTCTCGTTGGTCTCGTATCAGCTTCGATGTCAACTGTTCCCCCCACCAAGCACCTTCAGTCAAGTCTGTCGGGATTACAGGCCAACTAACCGGCTCTCGCGCTGACCTAATGATCCTGGATGACATTGAAGTTCCTGGTAACTCAATGACTGAAATGATGCGTGAGAAGCTTCTACAACTCTGCACAGAGGCTGAATCAATCCTTACACCAAAGGATGACTCCCGTATCATGTACCTCGGTACTCCCCAGACTACATTTACTATCTACAAGAAACTAGCTGAACGTAACTACAGACCTTTCGTTTGGCCTGCAAGAGTACCTCGTAAATTAACTAACTACGAAGGTGTTATCGCACCTCAACTACAAGCAGATATCGAAAAGGGTGCTCAACCCTGGGACCCTACTGACCCTGACAGATTCCAAGAAGATGACCTTATTGAACGTGAAGCGTCAATGGGTAGGTCTAACTTCATGCTTCAATTTATGCTCGATACGAGCTTATCTGACGCAGAAAAGTTCCCTCTCAAAAACGCTGACCTTATCGTTACTAGCGTTAACCCTACCTCTGCTCCAGATAACATCGTCTGGTGCTCAGACCCAAAGAACTGTCTCAAAGAACTCCCAACTATCGGATTACCTGGGGATTATTTCTACTCTCCAATGCAACTCCAAGGTGAATGGGACGTTTACTCCGAAACAATATGCTCGGTTGATCCGTCGGGCAGAGGATCGGATGAAACAGTTGCTGCTTATCTCTCCCAACGAAATGGTGTCATGTACTTGCACGAAATGCGTGCTTACCATGACGGATACACAGACAACACGTTATTGGACATACTAAAAGGTTGTCGTAAGTACAACGTTAAGACTCTCCTTATTGAATCTAACTTCGGTGATGGTATCGTCTCTGAACTCTTCAAAAAACACCTCCAACAGACTAAACAAGCTATCCATATCGAAGAAACACGTGCCAACGTACGTAAAGAAGACCGTATCATTGACACTCTTGAACCTGTACTTAATCAACACCGTCTAGTAGTAGACAAAAAAGTTATCGAGTGGGATTATCGCTCTAACCCAGACACAGCTCCAGAGAAAAGACTTCAATATATGCTCTTCTACCAACTTAGCCGTATGTGTCGTGAGAAAGGTGCAGTACGTCATGATGATCGTATCGATGCCTTAGCTCAAGGTGTCAAATACTTCACTGACATCCTTTCAATCTCTGCTCAACAGAACATTATCGACCGTAAACGTAATGAATGGAATGATCTCCTCGCTAATTGGGAAGACGATCAAGATTGCTTCGCTAGTCACCTAGTTTTTAACTTATCTATGGACCAAAGACAACAGTCTAGATCCACTGATCGAAAGTCCGTCCCTACTTGGATCTGAGCGATAGGACCCGTATACAGGAAGAAGGGTGGACTTCCTGTAATTGGAGAGACTAATAATCTCTCCTTTTTCTAATTTACCTGTTGTGTACATTCCGTAATTACCCCCAACTACATAGACACATCTAATAACTGATTACTGAACAGTGTTATGTACCCGTATTACCATTTCGTAATTACCGTACATACAGTTGTTCTATGTCTACTGACATGTAATGTACGTACTTAACTACCATTAATGAAAGTAATTGAATTTGAAGGTAATGAACAAGACTGTTCCTTTACCTATCACCGGACTAGAGAAGGTCCTAACTTCTTTGTATCCCATTACAAAGGGTCTACTCAGGGCCATAATGATCCTAAAGAATGTTGGCGTACCTTAGGTGTAGCTAAGTTCACTGATTCCGGTAAAGCTCTTAAACAATGGTGTCTCGATTGTCACGATAAATATAACGCTGATCAGCTTGAGCCGGTAAAAGACACCTCTTTTGCTTCCGACAGCGAAGAGCAGTCGCCTACTGATCAAACAAAAATGGTCGTTTGATGCTGACTTATATTAGTTATATCAAGGGTTTTGTCACAGTTGTGCTGTTTAATTGCATTCAACCGGTTAATTGGCAGTCTTGTTCTCAGGTTCATGTATGGATTCCTCCGTACGTTAATGACTTGGCTGTGTTTTACAGCGTTAAACCGTATGAAACCGAGCTTAACTACCTTAAAAAATGACAAAAATGTCTTAAGCCTGTATATATACGTAGCAGGAAGGCCGCAACCCCCATGGGGGGGTCTGGTCTCGCGTGTTTTCTAACGCGCACGATCACTAGGCGTGCGGAATTCACTGGGTTTTACTGTACTGCGCGTGCATGTGCGCGGTAGTTGGATCGCGTCGCGTGTTTGTTTACAAATATTAATCTAACGCGATCTGTCGCGCCTCCCTCTGATTCGGCTGAGATCCACTGCTATGACTAGGCCATGTGCCAGTGCCACAATTGATTGTCGCTCAACCTGTTGACTTTTGGCCGGTGAGCCTGTAGTTATGGATCAACGCCGCAACGATGCTTTGGCTAGCGGCTAACCGAGCTTAGTAAATCCACACCCGGAAGCTGAACTGCTCACCAATTCTCAAACCGTCACACCTACCCAAGCGGAACCCTTCCACTGGTGCAAGGATGACTCAAGAACCTTGACAACGCCTTCGGGCTTCATCCGGTCAGCTGACTAAGAGGCGAGCTACCACGGCACCAGGTAGCCACGGTTTACCGTGACTCAGCGTAGGGAGTACACATGTACTACAATGCGGAAGCCACACGCTTCAATAGATCATGGCAGCATGGACGGATCATGGCCGCCATTGCGTTTCAAGGACGCAGCCCGTGCCTTGCACAATTAAGTGCATCCACTTAGGTAGACACTCATGACTAAAACAATGTGGCACACAAGCTACAC